TGATGCTACTGGGCAGTCATTAAACGAACAGAGGATCAATAGACAGCAGCAGATTTGTGTAGAAAGGCTAGGGATAAACCTTTCTAACTCTAGATTTCTTAAAATTATTAATAATTTATTGAACGGGAGTGACAGAGTTTTGTTTGAGCATGAATTTATTCGACTGACATGGGATAAGCCCGATCTAACAGCGGACGAATTGAATCTTTACCTCAATGTTTGTAAAGAAGTCATCAATCTAGAAGTGATAAGCGCACACCTAAACAAATTGAACAGCATGTTCGATGACGCTGACGAACAGCAAGAGATGTCTATACGATTGGCTGAGATCATTAAAGCTAAGAGTGGAGAGTATCATCAGTGCGAAACTCGTATTGAGAATCTGACCAAGAAGCTACAGGGGGACAGGGGAGATAGGATGAAAAAGATGCATAAAGAAAATGCCTCATTTCTCGCTATCGTCCAACTTTTCCAAGAACAACAAGAAAGAGAAACGATGGTCCACATCGCAGAGATGCAAAAAGAGTCGATCAAGGAAGAAGCTGAGAGGCTGGAGGGCATGTCCGAATGGAAAGCCAGAGTTTTAGGAATAAGTCAAGACGATGCCATTTAAATGTAAAGAGTGCGAGAAGGAGTTCAAGAGCAGAAGGAGTTTGCATACCCATGTAAAAGCCCACGATATGTTCTTGGGGGAGTATTACGTCAAAAATTACAATCGGAGAGACAAGCTCACAGAAGAGCTTATACCTTTTAAAAATTACGATCAGTATTTCGCTGCTGACTTTACTAATAAGGGGAATATGAAAAAGTGGTGCGGTCAGGCTCCGCGTGAAGAGGTCAAGGAATTTATAGGAAGATCTTTCGAAGAAAAACTAGGGGCCAAGGGCATTAAGGCGGGGCCACCTTCAACTTACCTACAAACGAGCGGTTTGCCCGATATCGACATCTGCAAACAGGTTTTCGGCAGTTATCGTGAAACCTGCGAGCATCTTGGTATGCTCCCTATGCTATCAGCGTCTTTACACAAAGATTTTCAAAAAGATTATTCTAATACACCTATACTGATCGATACTAGGGAGCAGCAACCATTGTCTTTCTCTAATTCTGAATTATTGAAACTGGATGTGGGCGACTACGCCGTGGGCGGCGATCTATACGACTATACATTTGTGGATAGGAAGTCTTACCAGGATTTTTGCTCTACTATAACCAATGGCTACTCTCGTTTTGTAAAAGAGCTTGAGAGGTGCAGGTCATTGGGGTGTTATCTTTATATAGTCACAGAAACAGCTTTCGATGACATGTGGGCCACCAATAAAAGAGGCTTCAAGAAATTTAGGCTAGATTATGTTTATCATCAGATGCGTTCTATACAAGCTGAGTATACCGATTGTTGTCAGTTTGTGTTTAGTGGCTCTAGAGAGAAAAGCGAGGAACTCATCCCCAAAATCCTCGTTTTAGGTAAGAAACTCTGGGAAGTAGACTTACAATATTTTTGGGACGAACAAATTAAAAAAGATGGCTTGGGAAACAGGAAAACAGAAACTCCACAGAGAGTACAAGGATATAAACAAACTCATTCTCGAAAAAGAGGGGTATTTAGAAGAAACAGAAGCTAAGATTCTTCTTTATAAATTTCTAAGAGAAAATCCTTCTTTTGCTTGTGAATTGTTTACAGGCGTAAAATTGTTCCCTTTCCAGCATATGGCTATCAAGGCCATGATGGAGTCCGATTACTTTTTGGGGATCTGGAGTCGTGGAATGTCCAAAAGCTTCTCTACGGGCATTTTCGCGCTATTAGACGCTATTTTAAATCAGGGTGTCCAGATAGGTATTATCTCTAAGTCATTTCGACAGTCTAAAATGATTTTCAAAAAGATAGAAGATATAGCCAAAAGCCCTAAAGCTGAATTCTTCGCTCAATGTATTACTCGCACATCAAAAATGAATGATGAATGGGTAATGGAGATAGGAAGGAGCAGTATTAGAGCTTTGCCATTGGGTGATGGTGAAAAATTACGAGGCTTCCGATTCCAAAGGATAATCGTTGATGAATTATTGTTGATGCCTGAAAAAATTTATAATGAGGTGTTGATGCCTTTCCTGTCTGTAGTTGAGAACCCCACTGAGAGGCAAGAGGTTTATGATCTAGAAACCAAGATGATCGAGCAGGGTAAAATGCAAAAAGAAGATCGCAAGCGATGGCCAAACAACAAAATTATTGGTTTATCATCCGCATCTTATAAATTCGAGTACCTTTACAAAATATATCAACAGTATGAAGCTTTGATTCTGAATGAGAACAAACAGGATGGAGCGCATAGAACAATTATGCACTTTAGTTATGATTGCGCCCCACAGCAACTATATGATCAGAACTTGATTAATCAATCCCGCTCTACCATGAGTGATGCTCAGTTCAATAGGGAATTTGGAGCTATATTTACCGACGATAGTTCTGGATACTTTAAGGTGAGCAAAATGGCAGCTTGCACAATACCAGATGGAGAAGGGCAATCGGTCGAAGTTGTAGGGAACCGTAAAGACGAATACATCTTATCTTTTGACCCGTCTTGGTCTGAGAGTGAGAGTTCTGACGATTTCGCTATGTTATTAATTAAATTAAATAGAGAATCTAATAAGGGAACAATAGTTCACAGCTACGCTCTATCGGGCGCTAACTTGAAAACGCATATCAAGTATATGGCTTACATTCTTACCCACTTTAATATATCAGCTGTAGTAGGCGATTATAATGGAGGTGTTCAATTCATCAGCTCTTGTAATGAGAGTGAGATATTTAAAAGTAAAAATTTGACTCTAGGAGTAATTGAAGCCGATTTAGATAAATCTAAAGATTACGAGAGAAACTTAGCTAAACTTAAAAATCAATACAATAAATCAGAAAGAAAATTTGTTTTCCTAAGAAAACCCACTTCATCTTGGATTAGGTTAGCTAATGAATCTTTACAATCTTCTTTTGATCATAAGCGTATATTTTTCGCAGGAGCCGCTATGAATGATGATTATAACAATCAAAGAAAATCTAGAGTTCCTATAGAAGAGCTGAAGTTCTTGAAGAACGACACTGATGAAAAAGGAGCGAAAGGCGCGAGGATGATCGATTTCGTGGAACACCAAAAAGACATGATGGATCTTATCAAAGTCCAATGTGCTATGGTTCAAATTACGACATCTTCTCAAGGGACTCAAAGTTTTGATCTACCGCGTAACTTAAGGAGGCAAAGTGGGGCCAACAAAGCTCGCAAAGATTCTTATTCGGCCTTAGTCCTAGGTAACTGGATGATGAATGTATTCTATGATATGGAATCAGATAAAATCTCAGATAGGCAAAACACTTTTGTACCAATGTTCATTTCTTGACTTTTAAAAGTTGAAAGTTAACTTTGAGGTGTAAGATAATTTGTATCTTATGTCGAAAAGAAAATATACTAAAAGCTCTGAATATTGGAAAAAATTCAACACTTCAGACCACCCATCACATGCTAGCGATAACGAGGAAACCTCTCCTGAATTGCTAGGAGAGCCTTTTTACACTTCTGAAGCGTCTTACAATGGAGTATCTGAAGCTAGGAGGCAGGGGGCATCAACCAGCGGATTTTCTGGATCTCGTACGAACCGTGCTGCTTATACGACTCTTCATAATCGTTATTCGAGTATAAGTTCGGGTTTATTGCCATATGAATATTCATCAGAAGGTATAACTTGTCGGGATGCTATTGAATTATGTCAGAAGGCTTATTGTAATGTAGCTGTATTTAGGAATGCTATAGATATTATGTCGGAGTTTACAAACACTGATGTTTATTTGGAGGGTGGCTCGAAAAAGAGCAGAGAGTTTTTTTATGAGTGGTTTAAAAGAGTTAATCTTACATCTTTGAAAGACCAATACTTCAGAGAGTATTACCGCAGCGGCAACGTCTTTCTCTATAGAATCGATGGTAAATTCCAAGTCGATGATTATGCCAAGCTTGTGAATCAAGTGGGGAACATCGGTTCTTCTACCAATAAAATCCCTCTTAAGTATATTCTACTTAATCCTTATGATGTCGTAGCGAAAAGAACAACCACTTTTAATCATGGGACGGTTTATCAAAAAGTTTTGTCTGAATATGAGTTAGCTCGATTATCTAACCCACAAACAGAAGAGGACATAGCTATATTCGAAGCCCTAGACGATGAGATTAAAACATCTATATTGGGAGGCTCTTTTTCTAATGAAGGCATCAGTATAAACTTAGATCCAAAAAGACTTTCTTATTCTTTTTATAAAAAACAAGATTATGAACCTTTTGCTATACCATTTGGCTTCCCAGTGTTGGACGATATCAATGCTAAGCTTGAATTGAAAAAAATGGATCAATCCATTACCCGCACAGTAGAAAATGTGATATTGCTTATCACTATGGGCGCAGACCCTGAGAAAGGCGGAGTTAACCCCAATAACATGGCGGCTATGCAAAACCTTTTCAAAAATGAAAGTGTAGGTCGCGTTCTTGTTTCTGACTATACCACTAAAGCGGAATTTATTATGCCTGAATTAAATTTAGTTCTTGGGCCTGAAAAATATCAAGTGCTTAACGAAGATATCAAGCAAGGGCTACAAAATGTTATAGTCGGGGAAGAGAAATTCAACTCAACCCAAGTCAAAGCTCAAATCTTCATCGATAGACTTAAAGAGTCCCGTCATGGGTTCTTGAATGATTTCTTAAACAAGGAAATAAAAAGAGTAGCAAAAAGCTTAGGGTTTCGCTCTTGGCCTGAAGCTAAAATGAAAGATATGGATATGAGGGATGAGGTTCAGCTTATGAGAGCCTCGACTCGACTTATGGAGTTGGGCATCATTACCCCGAAACAAGGGATGGAGATGTTTGAAAATGGAAAATTCCCACATCCTGATCAATTAGAATCGGCGCAGAAAGAATTACTTAAGGAGCGCGAAAAAGGACACTTCAACCCCTTAGTCGGTGGAGTTCCTGTTCTGCCTACTGCAGATGCACCATCGGGGCCAAGAAAAGAAAGCGGTAGGCCAGAAGGTACTACAGGTATACCTTTAGCTAACGCCACTTACTCTAGAGCTAATATACAAAATACTATTTATTCTATAGACAGTTTTATCCATGATTCTAAAGATAAAATGATTTCTCATTTAAAAGTTAAAGAACTTAGCGGAGATCAAGAGGTGATGCTTTCCACTTTATGCGAATCTATCATTTGTTCGCAGGATAAAGAATCTTGGGCCAAAACGCTGGAATCATGTGTAAAAGATTTCAATAAGATAGAGGGCTTAGGGACTTTACGGGAAGTTTTAGATATATCATCTGAACATTCTTTAGAGGCTTATCCAGCAGCAATTTTATATCATAGCCATGAAAAATAATTTTACAAATACGGAAAACAATGTCGAAGTAGATATCTCTGAAACTCAATCTAAACAAAAAGAATATTCAAGTTATGGCTCTCCAGATGTTGATAAACACTATTTTAATTCTAAAGAAGAAGCTATGGCTGACGCTAAGAAAATGGGGCTTACTAGCATTCACTCTCATAAAGGGGAAGACGGAAAAACTGTTTACATGGCTGGCCCCGATCACGCATCTTTTATGAAGAAGCATAAGGAAATGACAAAAGAATCCGAAGCTGTTACATCGCCAAAACAAAAAAACGCTCTTGATAAAAACAAAGACGGCAAGGTCACAAAAGAAGATTTTGAGCTTTTACGCAAAAAAAATAAAAAATCAGAAAGCGTGGATAAAAAATCTAAAAAAAGTTATGCAAATCTTTTGGAAGATATAGCTAATAAAAAAGACTAAGAGCAATATGGATTATAAATATACCGCGACTTTCGAAGCCCCGCTATTATCTTGCGAGATAAACCCAATAGCCTTGGGAGCTTCGTTAATTTCTGAAGCTTCTCTAAAAAACTTAGAGCCTCTTATCCCAAAAGATATAGACTATAACGATAATATAGACCTTATGGGTGTGGCTTTCAATGCCGCCGTCATAAACCAATTCAATAAGAACGGTGATGGTATGGATGCAGCTACCGCCGTTAAGTACGCTAATAATTTCATTCATAAGCCCACAAATATCGAGCATGATAAACAAAAAGTTGTAGGGCATATAGTCTCCGCTGGTTACAGCAATTATAAATCTAGTGAGCTTATCGAAGAAAATCGGGCCGCTTCTATGAAAGAGCCTTTTAATATAGCTCTGGGGGCCGTTTTGTATAAAACGGTTAACTCTAATTTTACCAACTTAGTTGAGAAATCTTTAGACCCAGATAGCAATCAGTATCAGAAAGTTTCCGCTAGTTGGGAAGTAGGTTTCAATGATTATGTTTTAGCTGTAGGCAGTGACTTATTGAGCGAAGCGCGAATAATTTCTGACCCCGAAGAAATATCAGAGATGCGAGGGTTTTTACGGAGCTATGGAGGAAACGGTCAAACAGACAAAGGAGAAACTATTCATAGGTTAATTAAAGGTGACATCTACCCACTAGGTATCGCTTATACCTTAAACCCAGCTGCTAATGTAAAGGGTTTATACTCGCCTTCAGAAGAAACCACAAAAGTTTTTATATCTGATAAACGGGATAAAATTTCACAAAACAGTAATTTAAATGTAAACAACGAAAAGAACATTATCGATATGGAACTTGAAAATACTCTAAACGAACTAAAGGATCTTCTTAGTGAGAAGAAATTCTCCAAAGAAGCAGTAGCTTCTATGACTGATACCTTTGCTGATGCAATCCGTCAACGGGACGAACAATACCGTAAGGATCTTGAAGCAGAGCGATTGGCTAAAGAAGCTAAAATCAAAGAATACGAAGACCTCAAAGCTTCTGTCGCAGAACTCGAAGCTAAACTTGGCACAGCCAGTGAGCGAATCGGTTCTTTCGAAAACGAAAAGAAAGCCGAAGAAGCTGTCGCTTCATTTAATACCCGCATGGATAATATCGATGAAAAATTCGAACTCGATGACGAAGATCGTGAGTTTCTCGCTTCTGAGCTTAAAGGTTTAGAGGACGACGAGGCTTATAAAGCGTTCGCTTCCAAACTCGATATCCTTTGGAAGACCAAGGACAAAGAGGTCCGTGAAAAGTTCGACTCTGAGATCCAAACTCTTATTGATGATGAAGTAGCCAAAAGGCTTTCGACCGCCTCTACTGGAGAAGTCGAAATCGAAGACGCTCTTGACTCTGCTGAAACAGTAGATGCAGAAGTTTCCAATACTAACGAGGCTGTCGCCTCTCAAGAACCATCATTACGAGACAAGTTCAAATCAGCTTTCTCTCGCGAAAACATTCAAATTTCTTAGAAAAAAAAACAAAAATAGATTATGGCATTAAGAATTCTACCATTCAGACAATATTCTGACCACGATGTTGTGAACATGTACGCTGTTGTCAGCGCTGATGTTCTCACTAGCACTACCGACACGGGAGCTGGCGATGCTGGCGTTTTCGTAAAGGTATCAGACGGTAACTTTGATAACGATCCTGTAACATACAAGACGAACAGCTACTTGGGTAAAACCGATTATCCTTTCGTTGGTACTACAGATATGTATCCTGAAGTTAATCTCAAGATCACAGGTTCCACTTCGGGAGAAATTCCCTTGGGCATGACTTTGTATCAA